GCCATAAGTTAGATACCCGTTACCAGTAGTTCCAGCCCCTCTGCCCCCTGAGTTATTTACATCCCCACCACTGGCTGTCCCCCCCACCACATTAAAAGCACTGTTCGTAATGCCAGCAGCGCCACCATTGGCTGCTAAACTTGAAGAACCGTCAGTTGCTGTTGTATTGCCGCCCGCCGTACCGCTTGCGGTGTCAATGGCAGGAGCGCCGCCAGCACCTACAACCATTGTCCAATTAGTGCCTGTAGAAAGAGTAACTATTTTTTTGGAGTAGCCACCCCCACCCCCAGCCGTACACGTTTGGTTAGCTGCGTTACTAGCTCCAGAACCTCCAGCGCCTATGCAGTGGATAACCGCAGTACCGTCAAATGGAGGTGTCCATGTTGTTGATTTGGTAATGGGGATTGTGAATAAAGTACCACCGCCGCCCCCGCCTGCTGCTGATATAAGGTCAGTTAGATTCGACATATTAGATAAACACCCATGATGAAGTTGAAGTCCCAATAAGCCCTATGGACATATTAGCCACGTTAATTGTTAAGTCTGTTGCAGAGCCTACGATAGTGCTGCCGTTACGCCCAAGCACTGTTGTGTCAAAGTTACCTACAGTGACGTACACTTTCATACCCACAGTTGGCGTAGGTAGCGTCAGTGTTACACCTGATGCACTTACAAAGTGGTGCGTGTTAGGTGTAGCGTTGCCGTTGCTCCCAACAGTAGCTGTGGGAATACCAGCGGCTATCGTAGAGGCTAGAGCAGATGTACCTACAGCGCCATCAGCTATTTGCGCGGAGCCAATGCTGCCATCAGCAAGAACTCCTGATGTTACTTTAGTTAAAGCCATGTTTTAAACCTCTGGTCTTGTATCTGGAAAGCCGTTTATGTATTCACCAGCTTCGTTTGTAGCAGGCCATTGCCTAAGTGCCTCGCGGTAAACTAGGATAGCTGCTGCATTTGGATAATCAGAAACTGTGGCGGCTATGTCTGTCCGAGCGAGTTCATCATTGCGCCAGAAGATTGCTGCTGAAGTTGGCGATATATGGTCTGCTTGTATAACTAAAGACATCATTTAATCCTCATATAATTTTGATTGCCGTACTCAGTGCCGCCTTGCGAGCCAATGCCAATTTGGGCTTGGTATTTGTAGGCAGTATCGTTACTTAGTCCAATGGCCCATAAGTCAGTACCCACTGCTAATATTCCTTGGATGGAGGTCTCTTGAGGATACACACTGATTAAGTTAGCAATAAAAGTACCATCTGCGCTATATTTTAAAAAACTATTGTTTCCCGTACCACTAACATAAAAATAAGTACCGTCCCATGTAAGTCCTTGAGGGTAAGGTTCTTGAGCCGCTATAGAAAAACTTACGTTCTGATAGACACCAGAGGCATTGTATTTGTACACAGTTTTATTGGTATAGCCCATAACCCAGAAATGCGTACCGTCCCACGTAATGCCTCTAGGAACTGAAGATTGAGAGGCTACTGAAAAGCTAGTTCCTGTATATACTCCAGCAGTTGTGTATTTAAAAACGGAATCATTGCCATTACTTAAAACCCAGAAATGAGTTCCGTCCCATGTTATTGATGTAGGGTCGTTAACTTGAGCATCTACAGAAAAGCTAGTTCCTGTATAAACGCCAGCGGCTGTGTATTTAAAAACGCCCTCAGGGTTATAACTACTCAGAACCCAGAAGTGTGTACCATCCCAAGCAATGTCAGTGGGGTAATTAGTTTGACTATTTGCACTAAAACTTGTTCCTGAGTATGCAAAACTTGATGTAGCATCAGGATATGCAGCTACGTTTGTCTCAGTTACACCGCCCTTCAGATACACGCGGCCATCATCTAGAGTAATCAGGTTCTCTGCTGAGTTTATATCTATTGTCTCATTTATTACTGAGGCACTACCGCCTCCACCTAATGTAATAGCCATTTATAGTTCCTTCCATCCAATAGTCGCATCAACAAATACCAAGGTCGCACCAGCGTCTGCCGCCAATGAACCATCGTCTGTTGTGCTGTTAATCTTAGAGCCATTACGACCCACTGTGACTGTGCCTGTGCCAGCGTTCTTGATAAATACTACGTTACCCGCAGCAGGACTAGCAGGCAGAGTGATTGTCACTGCGCTGCCTGAGTTGACTATAAGCTGGTCTTTGGTAACGGCTGTGTAGTTGCCAGTTTTTATTGCAAAGTCGTTGAACGCACCACCAATCGTAGCAAAAGCTAACGTGCCAGAACCATTCGTTGTGAGGCTTTGACCTGCTGTACCGTCAGTGACATTTAGCCTTGCTATGTCAACAGAGTTGTCAGCTATCTTTGCGGCTGTTATTGCATCATCAGCTATCTTGGCAGTAGTGACTGCGCTGTTGACAATCTTTGCTGTGGTCACGGTGTTGTCATCAGGCGTACTGACAGAAACAATAACAGCGTGTGCTGCCATAACTTCTACCGCAGAACCATTTGGAGGCGCTGTGCTAAACGTCAGCGTTGTGCCTGAGACAGAGTAGTTAGACTTGCTCTGATAGACACCATCAATATAGACGTTGGTGTTGTTCTCTGGGGACTGTGCAGACAGCGTAAAAGCAACTGTGCTTCCGTTACCTGTGAACTGACTAATCTTAAACTCAGTGCTTGCCTCTACTGGCGCAATTGTTGCCGCTGTAATTTCAATCGCAGAACTGTTAGGAGGAGCAGCAGAGAACGTCAGCACATTACCGACAATCGCATAGCTGGTTTTGTTTTGGTACACACCGTCAACATAAACTAGCGTATTGTCCTCAACAGGACTTGAGGAAAGCGTATAAGCGACAGTTGAACCATTGCCTGTAAAGCTGTTAAGTTTGAGGTCGGCAGCACCACCACCAATTTCTCCCCACGCTGTTGAGTAGCCTTCAAACTTTCCTTCAGTGGTGTTGTATCGGAACATACCTGCTGCTGGAGAGCCTTCACGCTGACCTGTGGTGCCTGCGGCAACTTTCACAGAACCAGTGTTATTCAAAACTAGCGCACCTGTCATTGTGCCGCCAGATTTCGGCAAAGCATTGGCAGCCAGAGTGCCTTGTGCGGCCGTGGCGTAATCTGAAGAATCAAGATTGTTGAGTTTTGTGTGGTCAGCGTTGGTAAAGTTATTTTGAGAAAGCTCACCGTCTTGAATACTGTATGTGGTGTTTGTATTGGAGTCTGTACTAGTAATCGTAAAGTTAGGATAAGTACCAGAGACAGTTGTTGCTCCAACACCTGTGAGGCCAACAGTCTGGTCAGCTTGAGAAGCCGTGGCAAATGCTGACGATGCTGCGGTGGCTGCGGAGCCAAGTCCTAAATTACTCCTGGCATTGGCAGCACTCGCAACATCACTTAGGTTGTTGTTGGCCACCAGCGTTCCAGAAAGAGAAGCATAGGCTGCTACAAAAGAACTTCCTTCATACACCTTCATCACATCTGACGTAGTGTTGAAGTAGAGCATTCCAGCAGCCAGAGCATCACCATCGTTGTCTGTTGTCGGGTCACTAGCCTTCTGCCCCAAGTACCTATCGTCAAAAGAATCAAAGGCTGCAAGTGCAGCATCTTTAGCGGCGACTGCAGCAGTCTCAGCAGTTGCTGCATTAGTTGCACTAGTTGATGCTTCACTAGCTTTAGTAGTAGCCGTGGTAGAACTAGCAGCAGCGTTAGTAGCTGAAGTACCTGCAGCAGTAGCTTGGTTAGTAGCAGTAGTTGCAGAAGCAGCAGCGTTAGTCTCTGCGGTCTCTGCGTTAGTCTCAGCAGTCTCTGCGTTAGTTTCTGCAGTTGCAGCAGCAGTGGCAGACGTAGCTGCATTACTGGCTGAAGTGACAGCTTCACTAGCTTTAGTAGTAGCTGTAGATGCACTAGTAGCAGCGTTAGTAGCTGAAGTACCTGAAGCAGTCTCTGAGTTAGAGGCATTAGTAGCTGACGTACTTGCAGCAGTCTCTGAGTTAGAGGCATTAGTAGCTGATGTAGCAGCTTCGCTTGCTTTAGTAGTAGCTGTAGATGCACTAGTAGCAGCATTGGTTGTAGAGGTGCCAATTAGAGCCAGTGCAGTTTCAGCACCTGTCTTTGCGACAACTGCCGCATCCTTCGCGGTGACTGCCTGATTTTTTGCTACGACAGAAGCGTCTTTTGCGGCAACACTTGCTGCTCTTGCAGTTTCACTGTCGGCAGCTTTTGAAGTCGCAGTCGCTGCGCTCGTAGCTGAGTTTGTCGATGATGTTGAAGCCTCTGCTGCTTTAGTTGTCGCTGTTGCGGCACTGGCTGAACTCCCTGTTTTTGAAGTTTCGGAGGCAGAGGCAGAGGTAGCTGCTGCGTTCTTTGAAGCCAAAGCGGCTGCTTGTGCCGTCTCTGCGTTTGTCTCAGCAGTTTCGGCAGCAGCCTTTGCGGCAACAGCAGCAACTCTCGAAGCTTCAGCCTCAACGGCGCTTGCCAAATTAGCAGAAACTGCACCAGTAGCTGTGGTGGCTGCTGAACTTGCAACAGCCTGGGATGCTGCTGCTGCTGCAGCTGAGGCTGCTGCGTTTGTTACGGAACCTTCAATAGCATCTGTTTCTGTGCTACTGGGGCCCGTGGAACTAAAGAAGCTTGAGTTAGCCATTATTTCTCCACCTAATAGATTGTCGTTGGACGGATTGCCTGGAGAGTGCCTGATAGCTCAGCATCATCTGCCTGGCCTTGTATCTCAGACATAAACTGTGCGTACTTACCGTCGAACAACTGAGCTCGTTCATCCAGAAAATAGTCGGCTGCATATGTAAGTGCTGAATAAATGACAACGTCAGAACCAACGGCGACCAGGTTATTAGTGTCGCTGTCAGACACGAGTACAGGGAACTGGGCGTAGTAATTTACTGTCAGTGTCCCAGCTGCAGGTACTGGGTATAAGTTTATTTTGCCGCCTTCACGAGTAAAGAAATGGGGCATGCCTGTAACACCTTGTTTCTGCATGTCGAGCATTTCGCTCGCAGGTAGTTTGACCAGGGCGTGGCTGTCACTGTGAAAATCTATTCCTTCCAAATAGTCATTGGGTAGAAAGACATGCGCGGTGGCAGCAGTAAAAGTATAGGTGTGGGACTTCTCCATAGACGGCAAGCGTAGTGTTCGCTGCACTCGAGAAATACCCTGGTTGATAAAAGTATCTGCAAGGGCATCAGTGATGTCGCTGCGATTTAACACGGCCTTAAAGTGTGTTCTGATTTCACCCTTGTTCATATTTTTATTTCCTCTTTGCAGTTTTAGCTGCTTTTTTGAAAGCATTTGCAGATGGGGAACCTTTGGTACCTGGTGTACGCATCTTCTCACCACTGCCTGCCTTAATACGTGCCCTTTTCTTTTTGATATTGTTGTACAGTCCTGACTTAGCCATTCGCTACACCTTCTTCTGCGTAGTTAAAAACGCATCCAGACTCTCTTGTTTCAACCTAGCGACAATGGCATAGGCAGGCTCTTTCATCATATCGAATCCTTCACGTAGCCACTTCTCATGAACTAGTACAGGTACTCGTGCAACACTCATGTAATCTCCGGCATTTGTACCAAGTGAGTCTTCGCGCTGTGAGCGAATGTTGTCCAGGAAGCTTTGTGGAATATGCTGCGTTTGTTGGATATTAAAGTTTTGCTCATCGTTATCGTCGAGAACTCTCGATTGGACGCTGTGCAAAGTATCTGTGTCAGACATTAGTTTTCTCCTTAAGATAAAAATGCAGGTGGGACCCAGGTCGGGCAGTAAGGAGAGCGGAACCTGCTTTACCAGGTCCCACCTGCAAAACTACTTACTAACTACTGAATCAAGAAAGACCAGTAATCATTCCGCTGTCGCCAAAGTTAGTATGTTTTACACTGACTTCTCCGACACAGAAATGCGTATCAGCATCGCCTGTGCGGCTAAGAAGTGTGCGAGTAAACGGACGCAGGACACACTGCTTAAACATCGAGGGGTCGATGAGGAAAGCGTGGGTGGCCAGCTGGTTACGGTTTATCAAAGTGCGGATTTCTCCGAATGGAGTTACCAATACTTCAATCGCGTTGACCAGGGTCTTACTAGAACCAAAGTCACGCTCACGGCTAGACGCTGTAGCAAAGTTAGCTACGATAGTTGCATCAGCAGGCTTAATCATTAGAACAGTAGGGTCGCTGCCGTTCTCATAACAATCCTGGTGCAACTCAAGCAGCTTAGCTTCAGTCAGTGCGTCTGTCGCGTTGGAACCTGCGTCAACAGTTGTTGAAATCTGCTGTGATACAGAAGCCATCTTACGAGCTCCTGAAGCAGAACCAACTACTGCCGCCTGGTCAACACCAATCATCGCTCTTTCAACATCGAGCTTGATGGCCTTCAAAGTTTTGGCCAGTGCGTAGGCTGTCTCCTTCGCACGACCGTGAGTCTTCACAGCGTCAACTGTTGCAGCTACCTTGAAAGCTTCACCGATTATCTGAGTGGTGTTGCTACGGGTAGTTGGCTGTGCGATGGCGGTAGTTGCAGCGTCAGCTCCTTCTACCAGGGCATTAACGCCCGCTGAACGAATCGAGTCTTCAAGCCATTCAAAGGTACGAGCAGATACTTTCTCGCTCTTTACAAGAGTCTGAAAGGGACAAGAAGTTGGAGATATATTTGCGATTGTCTGAGATACGTCCTCAGCCAAACCCGTTGTTGCGTAGGATACAAGTGTAGCCATTTTAAAATTTCCTTATGGAATATTGAGAGGGATAAAAACTAGGCGTCACTGCCAGTTAGACATAATCACATCTGCAATGTTGTCGAGGTCATTAGCATTAGCCCTAAGCTGGTCCACCTTACGCTGCTGATTCTGTTTCTTGAGTTCAGTATTATTTGGGGGTGCTTTTTTAGACCTAAGAATCTTCTTCGCCGCCTTCGCTTTTTTCACAGTGGCTACCTTCTTGGTCTGGTCGAACATGCGGGCCTTGTTAAGTAACTTAATAACATTGGGGTCTGCATATTGATTAACCTGGTCTTCTGGTAATCCCTGGGAAATAGCGTAACTACGAATATCGTTATAAAGGTCGTTGTTCCAGTCAGGAACATCCTGCTGTAAAACCTTTATGCATTCCGTCGCTTGCTGCTTTAGAGAATCGCCCTGCTGCTGCTTAACGTATCCATAGAAATTGTCAGCTTCTTCAGAAAGAAACTTTAGGTCTTCTTCTGCCTGTCGAGCTTCGGCACGTAAAGCTGTAAAATCATCGGCTGTCATTTGCTTACTAGCAACTAACATGTCAACTTCTGAATACGGCTTATATCGTTCCTGGGCACGGCTAAGCATGGCTTGCAATGATGCATCGGCTTTTTGCATCTGGTCATCTGCCAACTTACGCTGGGATGCCATTTCTTGAGACTTTCGGGTGAGAGATGCTTCCTGCCCATAGAGTCGCTTAAGGTCTTTGACGGATGCCTGTTTAGTTTCACCGTCGATAACTATTTCTACCAGGCTTTCTTCATCGATGACTTGGACTTCTTCGGAGTCGTCTTCGTCTTCTTCGCTGGCTTCTTCGTCATCTTCTTCGGTGTCTTCATCATCAGGGTCCTCATCGTCCTCATCGGATTCTAGGTCTTCTTCATTCTCGTCTTCTTCAGTATCCGCTGCTTCAGTCTCGTCGGCAGCTTCTACCTCAGCCTCTTGGTTTTCTTCGGATAGCTCTTCAGCGTCCTCCCACATTCCAAGAATTGCTTCCGCAGCGTCATCAATAGTTTCGGCTGCACCAGTGTTGGAACTTTCATTGACGTTATCTAATGACATAGTCTATTCCTCTTCTGCTTTGTTACGTTGATTAATTTCATCGCGTACAGACACATTTTGTTTCAAAGTGTCGACGACCTCACGAAGAGCCCTGTACTGGTAATACGCGACTGTTCTTTTTTCATTTTCACCTGGGTCACTGTTAACGAATGCACTGAATGTACTTTCGATTAAATCGTTAACCACAGTATTGAAGGCATCACCTTTGAGGGTTTCCTCAGAGGCATTGCCCAGGTACAACATACTTTCTTGTTCGTTCATAACTGTCTCTCCTTAAAAGACAAATTTAACCATTCGGTGAAGCAATGGCGGTAATCTCATCTGCCTGCTGTGCAAGCACAAGTTCGGCATGGTCGATAAGTTTCTTGTGACGTAACTGCTCCTCTTTAAGGTCGATGTTGTCACTCTGAATAGCGTGTTGATTTTCGACCTTGGATTTCTCAAGCTCAATCTTCATTTGGCTAATCTTCATGTCCATCTCGGCCTTCATTTCTGCGAGGGCTGTCTGTCGTTCCTGAAGCTCGAGTTGTTTCTGAGCCATTTGCATTTGCATTTCTGCATTCTTATCAGGCTGTGGTGGCTCGATGTTCTCAGGATTTGTTAGGTACGCGCTGACTTCCTTGACCCCAGATAGCTCCATGATTTTCTTAGCCAGCTCATATTGATTTGGCTGTTGATACATCACGGATAAATTAGGGTCATTGGTCAACATGGTGTGGACGTTAAGATACTTAGTAGCTTCTTTTTCCTGCTCGCCGTAGCCCAGGTGTAACTCAATGGAAACGTCACGCTTTTCTTTCCATTTGCGTGGGTCGCACTCCACGTAACTACCGCTTAGCTCAACCATCCTCTCTTGTGTTTCTTCTTCGCACACCAGGTCATAAACCATGTGGAATAGAGGCTTCATAAACTGGGCTGCAAAGTTCCTGGCGATAATCTTCTGACGCTGCTGTGACATGGTCGCCAGCTGCTCGACCATAGCCGCAGAGTTCTGCTTGCTTATTGCGTCCTTGTTAAGGCCTTGTGACATCTTAGAAACACCAGTGGTGTCTTCCATATCCTCTTCAAGCAGCTTAATAGTCTGGAAAATAAATGGATTCAACGGCGCCTGGAGCATTGGTGCAATTGCATCTGGACGTGTTGTGTTTACTATCCCTCCTAGACGATTGTCGATAAGTTCGCGGGGGTTGCTGAGTGAGCCTTTGACCACTGTGTACCGTGGGTTATTAGTAATCATCGCGTGGTCCAGGATTGACCTGGTTAACACAGTACGCGCATTCTGGGTTGCGACCACTTTGTCTGCGAAGTTATTACCATAGAAAGAGTGTGGCGTAGGCAGTGGGACAAAAGTCACAAAAGGCTTACGGCTCACCTTCTCTTTTTCAAGCAGTACATTACCTGCTTTGATGACTTTGTGAAGCTCAGCAATACCTGTGCCTTCAACGTCTAAGAGTATGTAGGCCTCATACACCATGACCGAACGTACCTGGTCCTGATGGTCGCTGCTGCCATTCCTAAAGTTACCTATGTTATCGAAACGTGCCAGGACCTCTGGGTCAGTCTCAAAGTCAACATCGGTGTGGTCACCAATCTTATCGATTAGTTTCTCTGAGTATCCTTCCAGGCGTAACTCGGACAATGTCTTCTTTGTGCGGTGGGCACAGAAAGTAACCGTCTCTAGGCTTTTGGCCTGACTCTCAATTAAGAACTCTTCGGGCGCCACATTCTCGATAATAACTTGAGAGGTGTCGCGCTCGATGCCAATCGTTCCTGAGGTAAGCCCAATATCATCGACTTCACTGTCGACAAGCTCGACGTTGTCCTGGGCCAGAAGCATGTCAAGCTCAGACTCAGTGATGTCTTCAAATTCTTCATAATCAGTCTCTGAGCTAGTCTCCCAAAACACTTTAACCACACCAGCTCGGGCTATCAAAGAATCATGGATACAAGTGCTCATGACACTGAACATATCATTTTGGCGGTGTACCACATAATCTGTGTACTCTGTACACATCTTTGCCAGCTCAACATCGTCTTCGTTTTGCGGGGCGAACTTAACAGTGCGTGAGCCGCTGGAAAAAGTTTCAAGTAGAGCTGCTTTAAGGCTCTCGACTGCATCGTAAACATCAAGAGATACATACTTAGAGTTGCCATCGTGAGCAGGCTTTGGAAGTACGCCGTTGTAATAGTCAATAATCTTAGCGCGTTCTGTGCTTAGCTCTGAATCTGCATATCCAATTGAGCTGCCAACTTGCTGGTCAACTAGCGTGACGATATTGTTGTCACTTAGTTTTTTATATTCCTTTTTTGCCATGTCATAACATCTCTATGTAATAGTCATCGGAGCTTTCAATTGGTTCCCAAGCCGCTTCGTGAACATAATTCGCCAAAGCTAGGGACATTACGCAGTCGTCAAAACAGCCTGACTCTGCTTGCATTGCTCCGGATTCTGTGACGATATAAGTCATCATTTCTCGGATAGTCACTTTGTCGTTAAGCTCTATTTCGGTTTCACGCATCGCCGCTCGAAGCTGGTCAATAATTAAAGGCTTTGTCTTTGAAGTTGTGGAGAATCCAAGCTTGACAGTTTCTCGGTCAGTGACCTTGTCATGCTGTACCTCGGTGTAGAAGTTTGGATATGCCATGTCCTTACCCAGGCGAGTACATGTCAAAATGCCATGAGAGTTGTTTTCAACACAGATAAATGCGTCGTTGTAATAAGTACCTAGTGCATAAAGCACCTGGGCAAAGTAATCTGGATGGGCATGGCCTCTCCAGGTTGCCACTTGCCGCTTCTTACCATCGAGTACCTGGGCAACACTGTAGTCACCACCACGAACACCCATAGCAACATCGGCCCCGATAACATACTGTTCACCAGGCACATGAGGTCGCCAAGTAAACAATTCGCCACGAGCATTATTTGTAAACTCCTCGCCTTCGAGTGCCAGGCGGCTTTCGAGGTCCCGAGTGATTTTCAAGGTGTCTGATAGTTGCTCGGGGTTGAAGACTGGGCGACCTGTTGTCAGGAAGGCTTCGTCGGGCTCACTTGGGTATTCCTGGCGAAATAGGTCAAGACCATTCTGGGCAATCTTCTTACGACGGAACATAAGTTGTTCATCGTCAAGTTCATATTTCTCTGCCAGGTCCTCTTCGTCTGGTGTTCTTTCAAAAGACTCTGGAACAGCTTCACGGTACTCAACACCAGTAAACCAAGGAATAAATACAGGAACGTAGCCATTAGTACCATTGACAGCACCGCGCCACAGGTCATAGAAAATACCATTGACACCGTTCGCCGTACTTTCGACAAAAATAGCCGTGCCTGGTGTATTTGGGACTGCCTGGGTGAGACCATTCCAGTTATCCAGGGCTGTAGACTTCTGCCAGAAGGCCAGCTCGGAGGCATGTACGTGGGTAAGTGTTTCACCCCGTCCGATACTTTCTCCACCAGCCGTGGCAACCACAAAGGAACTGTCCAAAACATCAAATGATATCTCCCGTCTTGAGCTATACTTTGTATGCGGCTTCAGGATGTCAGGGCAATGCTCGTGGAATCTCTTCGTCATATCGAAGAGCGCCCTGGTCGAGTCAGCATGGTGTGTAATCACCATAGCCTTACAGGCTGGGCGCTGGCTCACTGAGAAATAAAGATAGCCACCAGTGTAAGTGCTTAGACCCTGCTGACGCGCTTTCAAGATAATCACACGTACTTTCCCTTCAGTGGCCATCTGATTATTGACGGCCTCGTCGAGAATTTGCTGTGCAGAATTTAGTACCAGGGAATTAATTTTGCCCTCTTTGGTTCTTATTTTGAGGGCCGATTTGGAGTAGAAGTTGTAGCTGTTAAGTAGTTTCTTCCGGACCTGCTTCAGCTGTTTGTTCATCGACGCTCTCTCCTTCGTCTGTTAGCAGGGAGGCCAGGAAATCTTCAGCGTGGCTAATAGACACATCTGATTTTGACGCTGGCTTACTTTTGGTAAAGTCCAGTACCAGTCTGGCAGCGGCAAGTCTCTCTCGAGTTTGTCCGTCGATTCGCATTACCTCAACAGCCGTCTTAAGGGCTTCTTTCTGATACTCATCTTCAATGTTGTACTTTTCGCTCATAATCTTGACTACCTTCTCTGCGTCTCTTTTAGCCTTCTCACGTACTGGCTTAATTGATTCCACCGTGTGCCCATCCGGAACGCCCTGTGGACGGCCTCCGTTCTTACGCTTCTTCGTAGACCATTCTTTCCGTAGCGCCCGTCCTTCAGGCGTTTTCATCAGATTGGTAAAGTAGTTATTCTCTTTTGGCGTTGCTTTTTTTGGATGGGTCTTTGCTTTTGGGGGTGCTTTTTTGCGCGGGGCTCTTGGCTTCGGCGGGCTTAGGTCTGTCATCTTTTATCTCCACTTTCAAAATGTCTTGGGCAACCTGGCGCATTTTTGGAAATGAGCTACAGAAAATGACTAACGGCAAGTTGTTTTCCAACTCTCGATAGAACACTTGTTTTTGCTCCGGACTTAAAACGGTTGACGACTTAATAAACTCCACCTGGCGAATTGCATCCACCAAATCACTTGCTCTCACTTTCATTGGGTTTTTCCTTAGGTTGTAAGCATTCCTGGCTGAGGTGCTAGGGCGCCCTGGGGGCTCTCTTCCTCTTCTTCTCCAGACAATGCTTTGCCGAAGCCTGCGAGTAACAGTGCGATTACTGTCATCATAGGATTAGCATGCATCTCAATTGGCATTGAGCTTTTGTTGAATATATCGCGCATGAACTTAAAGGTTTCAGGCATCATCTTCTTCATGCCTTTAGGGTCCATCAAGTAAAAATGCAAAGGGTCTACACCGAACTCTGCGGTTTCTTTGATGTAGGCATGGTAGCCGCCAAACTTTTTAGCCATCTGCTGAGCGGCGCCTGCGTTAGAGCCCATCTTAGCTATTTCAGCTTCTCTGGCTGCTATCTGCGTTGCTGAGGCGTTCTTAGGCAGTGGTACATTAAATTCCAACGTGGCTCGCGTAAATTGAGGGAAAGTCTCTCTCATAGGCTGCTGGCCTAACTCAGGCTTATCAGCAAATCCAACCATCGTTCCCTTTTGAAGCTCATCAATCTCAGCGACTATCTTTTTACTGACTTCAACTGATGGTGTTGAGTCATGCTTTTTCTGGAAAAACATTCCTGGCTCTGCAAACGCAAGTTCAATTACCTCATTTAGACGAGACCTTAAAGAGCTTTGGCGCATTACATTTTGAGAACCACGCGCCTGTGGGTGGGCATTATATTTATAGGTACTTTCGCTACGCAGCCCATCTAAACTTAAGCCTTCTAATGCGTGAGACACCTCATGCGATAAAGTTTTCATAAACTCTAAAGGTCCAAGCTTTTTGACTGGCTGTATTTTAATTTCCCCTGCAGTGCCTTCAAGCATCGCCTGCATTTGTCCCATAGAGCCTTTGTCTTGCATCTTTGATGCCGACACAATTTCCACAGAAACATCCAGCATGTTTGCCAGGTCGACTAAATCGTCATAAGTTGAGATGCCGTTTTCAAACTCAGAACCAGCCTTACCCAGGACAAACTTGGTAACCTTTTCTGCGGGTTCTACCTGCTCTTTAATTTGAGCGGGGGTGGGCTGTTTGAAGTAATCAGAGACAGCACCGGACAGGATGCCAGTGCCTGGTTTTATTGCGGGGTTTACTGGGTCTGTTTGGCCTTGAACAGGTCCACCAGTTTCTGCAGGGCTTCGTCCTGGGCTTCTGGCGTCATTTTCAGCTGGGCTTTGTCGAACACTTCCTGCTCTTTGTTCTCGGCTCTGCTGTACTCGGTCAATTGTGGAGTTGAGGTCTGCTTCATTGAAACCTTCCTTAATTAATAATTCTTTTAAACTTGATGCAAAGTCTTTACGGACATTTTTAAGCGGGACGCCCAATGACTTATACAGGTCCTGTTCAGGGTACCATATCAACGCTTGAAATGCAGCAGGCTCAATATCCAGCCCTGTCCGTGTATTGAATTTTTCCACTGCTTCCTGGACCAACTTGCGTAGGTCATTTCTTTCAGTCCCGTTAGCTGGTGCATCGACGGTATCGCGGAGTGAACCTTTTATTGTGTAAGCTGCTAGTGTGGCTTTTGACTTTTGTTTTCTTTTAGCATTGCCTTTGGGGAGGTCGTAAAGTTTACGATTAACTTTGTAGTCTTTTTCGTGTTTTGCAATAAGTTTGAATGCTTCTTCAATCAGCTTTTCCCGTGAAATCCGCTTACGTCCTAAAGCACTCTTTAGTTTATCGAGCTGACCTTGTAACTTCGTTTCATCAAAAGCCATCACCTTACCGCGTAGGCGCCCAACCGTCCTCATGAACCACATGTCCATAGTGACTGGGGTAAAGTCCCCGCGTAGATTAGTGTAGAATCCATTACCAACTTTCGGCCCAAATACAGCAGAGCCGTAAACTTGAGTATCTACGTTTTCACCGCCTACGGAACCTATCTCACCCAGATATGCCTGCAGCACAGGGTTGAGGTCTTTAACGCTAAACTTGGTTTGTAATAATTTTTCAAGTGCATCCATAGAGCCAAGTTTCTCTAGGAGAATATTGGCTTTTTTAAAGTTTAACTTCATAACTTTAGAACTTTTGCCCTGACCGAATATTTGGAACTTGCCATTGTCACGGAAGTACTCATATGCTTTTTCGGCAATCTTTAGGTTTGTCGGCACATCCATGTTCTGAGACATTATTGACAGCGCAATAAGCATTGGTGTTTTAGCATTTACGTCAGTTTCAATTTCAGGGTACTTCAGCGCCATCATGCCTAGCATTTTTTCGATGGTTGAATCGTACCAATCCATAGCACTGCCTTCGTCCTGCTGCTCCATCTCATAGATAGCTTCGGCAACCATGTCGTCGGCAATCGCGCTACGGTCTTCTGGGATACTAATTTCACGCACACCGCCTATACGGTCTTGTGCTCTAGACTCAAGGTATTTAGCTACTTCTGTTTTGCCTGATAGCTTTGGGGGTGTTTCTGTGCCGTTTAATACAGGGATAATGGAAGGACTTGTGTCTAGCTGCAGCACTGGCGTCTTGTTTTCATTGATAGGGTCTACGCCACGCTTATCCTCGATAGCCACCTGGTCATACACAGGATGAAGTCTACCTCGCACGGAGATACTGCCAATCTTGTTACCCAAGACCACTTTGCCCTGGCTGGTTGGGCGCAGGCGTGGCTCAGACGGCTGGTTCGGATATGTCTGCAAAGTCACAGGTGTCTGGAAATCGCTGCTTAGGCTGTAGTGGTGCTTGCCGCCTTGTTCTGTCGATACAATCGTATCTGGTCCATCGTAGTCTACCCAGGACCATCCTGCTTTCTTCTTAAACAGGTTAACCTTAACTTTGTTACCGCTTTCTTTTGTAGCTGGAGCTGCAGAAGTCTCACTGGTCTCAAGCAGTGGCTTACCATCAATAATTTTGACAGAACCACCTGCGTAGGTGTTACCTGTAAGGTCTGCTTTAGTGTCCAGGTCGATAAAGTTACCGCCAGGTGTGGGCTGGTCTACACCAAACGCGCCCTGCATACCTGCATTGTTAAATGGCACAGGTACCACACGTGATTCATTGATTGGGTCTGCTTCGACCTCAGCTGCTGCCTGGTCACGGCTATTCTTAGCGTCCTGCTGCTGCTGTACGCGCTCCAGGTACGGTGCCAGGTACGACTGCATCTGTTCCTGGGTTACACCTTTTTCGGCAGCTCTCTCAATAATCGAGTTAACCATGTCGAGAGGCTGAGCGCCCAAATCTCTTGCTAGGTCTGCCAGGGCAACCTTTAGGTACGCCTTGTTGAGCGGAGGGATGCTACCGTCGTCATCAACTGCATTCTGCAGCTCCTGGTTAAACGCCTGGTTGTTCTCAATGCCGCGCTGATAGTTTTGTTCCTGACGGCTCAATTTAGTCTTAGCAGCTGCCTGTCCAGCTGAGCGGTCGCGCTCTATCCAGAACTGGGGGTCAGGGTTGACCCGCAGCTTCATCATGGAAATTAGCTGGTTCAGATTTGGAACACGCCCTCCCTGAACTATTGAACCTTGAGCTGCAATAGCTGCGTCAACAATTTGAGGGTTAGGCTCGGTAGCAATAATTTCATCGAGCATCGTCATCATTTGCTCAGGGTCTATCCCCAAGACCGATGACATCGTGCCTGCAGGACTTTGGTCGTTAGGAAGACCGCCCTGGTTATAGACGTATTCGTTGAGGTTTGCTTCTTCTTGCGCCTGGGCTTCCTGCTGTGCCTGGAGAGCTTCTGCTTCTTGAGATGCCGCTTGCTGTTCCGCAATACTTTCTTCACGCAAACTTGGACTTGTGCTGCCAGGGATACCAGGCTGGCCTCGGTTCTGTTTTACAAATCTATCGACGACAGAACGACGACCAGTAATTTTATCAATCATGCGGCCAGTTCCTTGCACAGCCGCCTGACCTAAGAGGGAGGTACCACCAGTGCTTAATGCAGCACTTCCTGATAGCAACGGACGCAGTAAACGCTCTGTCGCCACAGCGCCTTTGTCATAACCTATACCGCCCCCTGCTATGGCAAATTGGTCTGTAATTGCAGAGACACCACCCTGATATCCACCATTGTGAAGCTTTGTCAATTGGTTAAGCTGGCGTAATACAGATAGAGCCTGCTGACCCTCTCTGGTATCTCCTGAGAGAGATTCAAGTGCTGACATTTCTTGAACACCGACAGTACTTTTAGTTTTGTTACGGCCTTCGCGGTAAGCCGCTGCTGCAAGAACTTTCTGTGCCACTTCTTCAAGACTGTCCTGGTCCGTGACTGCTACCCGAGACTTCAAATCTGCAAATAGCTGCTTGAGGTCTTCTGTGTACTGAATGTGAGCTTTGTCTACAGTTTCTCGAGCACCCTGAGAAGACATTTTGTCGATGTCCTGAAGGTCATAGCCGTTAGCCTCGGCTATCTCTGCTAGTCGCTGAGCAAAAGAAGCTGTGGCCTCCTGGTCTGCAGGAGCTGAGCTTGTGTTGCTTCCTCGGACCAGGTTAGTTGCTGCACCTAAAGTGCCTGTACCTGTTTTTATAGTGCCAGCCATTAGGCCGCCTGTAATACCTGCATCAGTTAGCCGCTGCTGTACTTCCTCGCCTGTGTACTCACCGCCTTGAGTTGCCGTTGCCGCCATATTGAGGCCTTCCTGGCCTGTCTCTGTGGCAGCCTCGACGCCCATACCTTTTAAAAACTGTGCAGCCTTTTCGCCCATACCTTTTTTACGAAGGGTGTCTGCAATTTGCTGGGAAGTCATTTTTTCTAGGTCTTTCAGGTTAAAAACCTTACGCACACCCAGGCGGTCAAGAAGGCCGCTGACTACACCGACTCCAATAGCTACATCAGAGTCAAACTTTCCTGTCTTTTCTTTCTGCTCAAGAACATTTTCACCAATTCCAAGGCCAATACCTGTAGCAGTAGTTGCCGCCCCCAGCGATGCAACTAACCAGGCAGGGGCACTGTATGCTGCTGCAGCGGCAGTCAAACCACCGCCTACTAAAGTTGCGCCTGTTGTAGGTAAGCCTGCTGCTACCGCTGAGCCAGCGTGAGATGCAAATCCGGAAACTCCGTCCTTTTCAACAGCGTCTTTGAAACCATCATACTTAAACTGATAGTCGCCTTTGGCGATGTCTTTCTCTTGCTGCGCCTGCACGTTCTGACCGTGCGCGACCATTGTCTCGCTTCCAATTTTTTGACCAACGCCTTCTGCAAATCCACCATACAAGTTCTGAGCCTGGTCGACACCGTACTGAAACGCATTGTCTTTTGGCGGTGCCTGGTTGGCATGTGGACTAGGCAGAGGTGACTGATATTGACCGCCTTGCTGGACCTGCATATTATTACCAGCTGCTGCTTCTTGCTTTAGCAGCTCACCCATTCTCTTTGCAGCTGCAAAATCACCTGCGTTATGGGCATTGATAATTGCTTGTTCTAACTGTCCAGACATACGGGCATTCCTTTTATTACTTGTATTGGTCAATTATTGCTTGGTCTTCTGGCGAATATTGTGTTGTCGCTTGTGGATTGGACGCTGCGGGCGAACTTGAAACTCTGACGCCATTCGCTAGTCGATATCTAACTGATGCCGTTGCATCTCTTTTAGCTTTAATCCAGTCTAACCAAACCTTTTCGTCGGCCACCATCGTGGGCATTGGCTTAGCAAATATCGCCATCTCTCTATCGGAAACTGCACCCTTGGTCTGTGCGATAGAAAGTAACATCTGGTCGACGCGGAATTGTTCCATACGCAACCTGGTGTAAGCCTTAGGGTCGCCAGACATATTTTCAAGCCACGCATCGACAGTGCCGTCTTTGACACCCGTCAAGTCATCACCGTAGCCCGCAATTTCGCTATACAGGGAGTCCATCTCAGCAATAGCTGTGTCGTACTGCATAAGAGTTTCTTGCGCTTCACCACCGTCACCCTGCGCTTTCGCCAGGGCAGTCTGGTAATCCATCTGGCTTTGCTCGTAGGCTGCTAAACCTGAGCGGTCTGAATTTTGAATGTTGGCGTATTCTTTACCGAAGGCGCCCATAGCGGCATTGCCGCCAAGGTGGCTGGCGCCTTGCATGGCACCCCCAAGGCGTATCAGTCTTTCGTTGAGCCCAATCTTTTGATAGCCACTACCCTTGTTGGCCCGCCCCATCTGAGTACCATCGCGGCGACCTGAGGTGACCTCAGTGTCGTCGTCATAGATTTGCGGATTAGCGGCTTCAAATGCTGCGGCTTGCTGTGGGTCCATTGGTGCCTGGCCGACAGATTCAACAATAGGTGCTGGACCTTGTTGTGTTAGCACTGGAGGCGTAGCTGCTCCAGTTGCTGGTGTACCGAGCACGGGTGGAGGCGTTTGTGCATAGCGTCCGTTAGGGTCAGGTGCCATGGTGACGCCAGCTATGTGGTCTTCGACTGTTTGCTGGTGCTCAGGTAATAAACTACCATCAGGTCCGTACATGTGCAGGTTGCCCATGTTAGATTGCATCTGACTCATGCCCTGGGGACTGGTGTAGTCTTGTGGGAAATAGTTAGGGAGGTAACTCTGCTGGTTATAGCCGCGTTGGATAGGCATCAGAATGAGAACCCCGCGAAATTATTGGGGGCAGTTGTTCCTGACGCTGCTCCAGAAGCTGCTCCAGAAGCTTTGTTGGCCTGATACGCCCCGTACATGTCGCCACCGATACCAGCGCCCTGCATTGCCCCACCCATGAATGCTGCATCGGGTGAATGCATGTTCGGAGTGGTTGACGATGAGTTGTACACCGCGTTGTTTAGGATTCCTCTCTGGTACTTTATTTGGTTATCTAATCCGAAGTCACGATTGCGCTCAAATCGATTACGCTCGTCATTCATACGCGCCTGGTCGTAGCCTTGCAAGTTGTTGCCCGCGCTATTCATCATGTTGCCAAATTGGTTCATGGCATTGATGCCTTGGCCATAGGATTGCTGGAGTCCAGAATTGGCATTCATGGCATTGTTGAACTGCTGATTTTTTTGGCCCATGTATTGGCCTGATAAGGTATTTTCGACGTTGGCCGTCATGTCGGCCTTACGGTCATTAAAGCCACGCATCAGGTTGGCATCGGCAATACCTGCACGGCTGCTATTCATGTTGCCACTTGCTGAGGCATTCATGTTGTTACCCGTCAGCTGGTTCTCAGTCAGGTTGCGAAAGTCATCGCGCATGGCTGAGTCAACAATTCCACCGCTGTTGTCACGGGCATATTGGTAGCTGTCGCCAATGTTGTCCTGCTGTGACTGCTTATAAAGGTCACCGTAGTTTGCCGCAAAGTTTTTGCCTTGCTGACTAATATCAAATGCACCCTGACCACCTGCGGCACCCATGTTACCCATGTACTGGTTGCCCATCATTTGGTACTGGTTTGGTCCTGCATGGGTATCGCCCATGTAAGCACCAGCATCCTGTACGTTCTGTAGATAGTTGCCTGCAGAGTCGTAAGAATCCTTAATGTATGGTTGCGAAAAATTGTAGCCTGCCATTGTGTTGGCGTTGGCTTCATCCTGCGCTGATTGCGCGTCCTTAGCGGCTCGGCGTGACATAAGCCCGCCTGCTACTGAACCTACAACTTGTGCTGCTGCTGCACCCATTTTATATAACCTCTTTCCGGTAAATGTCTCGGGCCTGTCCGTCGACACATAGATTTGTTTGCTGGTAACTAAAGCCCAGCATCTTTAAGAATTTTTTATGTTTAAAATCACCGTGCTCATGTAGTGCCATGAGAGGTGTTTCGCGTAACGTCATTAAAAGACGCATGCCCATTAACAGCTCTTCTCTGACACTTTTGCTGTAACGGAAAACGTCACAGTGAATCCAGGTTAAGCCGTCATGGTGCTCGTAGTAGACGTTAAAATTATCTGACTCGATTACAGGCACTTTCATTAGGCACCTCTAACTCGATGGGGAACTTGGCCACACAACATTGTCCAGAGACGCTATATCGCTTGGGATAGCGCCTGGTAAATCGCGCAGTGCCTGGCGGTAGGTTGCCCAGGAAGCCTTGACTCCTGCATTAAAAGTTACGTCTGGCATCTGCGTGTAATCACATGCTGCCAGGCGCTCATTACGAGTCACCCTGACATTGTTAACAATAAGGTCACGCGGGTTTTCTAAGGAAACAATTGTTTGGACCACACGTTCCTGGTCAGCGTCGTAGACGTTAGCGTAGGTTTGTATAAGCTCATCGATGGGGTCGCTGCAGAACACGTATTCGGCCCAGGTACCACCCATCTGTCCAAGTTGCTCGTCCGTGAGGAACTGTGGACTTCCGTCGGGTAAGTCATTTTCTATTCGACTATAAAACATTACACGATACCTGTAGTTGTGCCTGACCAGTGCGCTGTTCCACTGCGAGACTGATTAGTGGTACCAGTGCCGTTGTCGCTGTACATTTGGATACTGACACGGAACCTGGTCGTGGAGGTTGTGGATGAACTTAGGCTGCCTACTACCGGAATCGTCGTCCAAGAGTTACCACCTGATGCGGTCTTGTGCCGCAGAGTTTGCACCTCTGTATAAGAGCCTGCGCTACCACCAGTGACAGTGGCTGATTCGAGTTTTACATAGGCAGTATCTGTGGCAAATGCCGCGTCGAATACCATGTTAATGCTAGGTACGTGAGCTTTCGCAGCGTTGCCTGGGCAATCAACTGTCATCAACTCAACAAACCCAGCAGACGTAGGCCCAAAGGTCTTGCTGGCACTACCTGAGAAGGCTGAGGTGGCACTGATTGTTCCGCCTACGTTGCCCACGGTCAGATTCTTGATATGCGCGGCTTCCATCGTCACCACGCCATTCGTGATGTCGAATACCTGAGTGCCTGCGAGTCCTGAGCCTGCTGCTGCGGGGTCAATGATGGTGAACTTGTCTGCAAGAATCTTGAAGGTGCCAGTCGAGCCGTTGTTGTTCTGTTCAAAACCAGTAATGTAACCATTAGCATTTAGAGTAACGCCATATTTGGCTCCGATTATCCCATCTGCATATATCCTAGCATTAGTCTCTGTGGTGACTGAGGTTGCCACCGTACCAACTGCTGCGGAGACTGTAGATATACTGGTTGCCAAAGCATCGTCTGCACTCACAGAAATGTTGTAGTTGTTGGCAATGTTGCCGTTAGCTGTGGCAACAGTCGCTGTCAAGGCTGTAACCAACGAGGCAGTTGCACTATTGGCAGTTGCAGCAGTTGTTGCCGTAGTCGTTATGTCTGCTGTGTTTTGTCCAACTACCGAACTTAAACTGTTGATGCTCTGAGTCAGAACATTGTCAGCAGAAACTGAGATGTTGTAGTTGTTACTGATGTTGCCATTTGCCGTAGCGACAGCGGCAGTCAAAGAGGTAATAAGAGCGGCACTCGCAGTGTCAGCATCTGCTCTAGCCGTGGCTTCAGTGGAAATCGCGGATGTGTTGTCACCGACAGTTGCTGTGAGCGTTGTGACATTGGATGCCACTGCGGCAGTAGCAGTTGCAGCAGCCGAAGCCTCAGTCACCACCGAGGCAGCCACAGTATCTACATTCGCTTGTACAGCTTGCCGTGCAGTTGCTTCGGCACTAATGGCATCAGCCCTTGCTGTTGTTTCGGTTACAACAGAGGCAGCGTTAGTTGCAACATTTGCTTGCACAGTGGTTATGAGAGAGGCAAATGCTGAGTTTTCACCTGTGCGCGTGACGGCTTCTTGAGTAATAGCTGCGGTGTTGTTGCCTACGGTATTGTTGATGTCAATTATTGTTTGCTTGACTTCAGTGACACCGTCCTGGGTTGTCTTGGTTTCCTGGCCATTCAGTGCCAGGGTATTCTCGATACGCTGCAGCTCGTCGGCCACATAAGACTTAATGATTTCAGGACTGTCGCCCAGAGTTGGCACAGGCTTGCGCTTGTACCCTAGAGGTA